CCCCCCCTGTACTAGGGGGGGATAACCTTTCGAGCCGAGAGGCTCACGTTTGACGAGGGACATTTCCCATTAGGAGCTTAGCTTTATGGCTGTTAGATTGGGTGTTTTACACGCAAAGTCTAAATCGCTTGGATCCGTTACTTATCCGATACCCCAGTCCGATCATATGACCGACCTGGGCGTATTTGAAAGTCTGTACTCTTCAGCTGGTTCGCTGATTACGTACAGTGGATCTGAGACGATTGCCTACACAACTAAGAGAAAGTCAGAGAGACATCTCTCAAATATGTGTGTGCACAGACGTGAAGCAACCATGGACAGTGGAGTACCCGGTGTTAATCGGATAGTATTCACTAACGCTGGGCATGTCAATCACTATTGTGATTACCATGCTTTGCATTCCCATGGAAAGTTAGCTCACGACATAGCAATTTCCACAGCTTTTGGAGCATCGCAACTGAACGTCGCGGTGCCCTCGAATTACTATGGAAATCCTCAGACTGATATTAACGAACAATATGTTAAGATTCAGCCTGACTTGACTAAGCTATCACTCCCCAACTTCCTTTTGGAATTGGACGATGTGACTAAGCTCTTCAAGCTATGGAGTAGGAAAGTCAGTACTGTTAAGAATGTCGCCGGACTCCACTTAAACTATAAGTTTGGGTGGAAACCAACAATGAGCGATCTTCGTGCTCTAGTTGGTGTTATCCGTGGACTTATTAGCAAGCTGGACGCGTTCGAGAAATCTGCTGGGATCATGAGATCCCACTCGCAGTTTCTGAACACGGTTACCTCTAAGAGTGGTACTTTCACGTACGCAGGTTTGCACCCGTGCACGTGGAGTGGCTTTGTTGAACGCCACAAATCAGCCGGACTTGTTTATAGGCCGCAACCTTTTGAGGTTACACGGACCTATGACATGATGCTTAGGGCGTATTTAGATGCTCTAGGTTTCGAGCTGAATCCAAGGATCCTTTGGGACGCAATACCCTTTACCTTCGTCATCGATTGGTTCTTTGGCGTTGGTAGTTGGTTACAGCGTCACAAATACGATACCTTGGAGTTACCATTCCTTCATCTGGACAGTTATGTCCAGTATAAAGAAGACGTGAAGGTGACTTCGGACCTGGTCTTCAAACCAGGAAATTCCAATTCCGTTTTCACCGCGCCGTACTGGGTTACCTCTAGACAATTGTTTGTTAGAGTCCCAGTAACTCCATATGAGCAAAGTTTTATCGATGCTGGATGGAAGTTACCTACGGCAGACCAAGCGATTCTTCTTGTCTCGCTTGGAGCGGTCCTATCTCGTTCGAGATAGGCCATCTTTGTACTGGTAACAGTACTCAACTCAGCCTATGCAGGCACTAACACCCTTCAATAAGAGGGGGAGGATTCGTAGTATGAGTTTAACAACTACACAAAGTCTTTCCAAGGATACGGCGACCGAGGTTGACACAAACCTTGCGGTTTATGCACAACGCTGGGCCGACGAAAACAAGTCAGTCTTTTCGGTAGCGGGCCTTACGGCGCCGGCTGAAAAGAAGTTGACCGTCTCTCACGAGACTGGAAAGGCCGGTGAGCAGCGTCATATGATCCGCCTCGATAGAACAGAGGTGGACGCATTTGGCGTGGCGGGAACGGTCTCCGTTTACATGGTGATCGTACGCCCACTGAACACCGCATTGACTAACACCATCATCTTGGAGGAAGTTAACAGACTTGTTGACTTCTGCCTCGAGGGTGGTGTGAATGCCAATGTGGTAGCCGTTCTAAATGGCGAAGTCTAGTAACCAAACGGTTAAGTCTAAGGCCTCAACAAAACGCAGGATACGAGCCCAAACAAATAAGGCTAATACACTGCATCTCCTTCTTCGAGATTTCCTCGATCTAGGTATGAGACTGATAAAACACCGTTTGGACTGACCTCTCTTCCATTTAGACTCATTTTAGTAGCGGAGTGTAGTTGGACGTTCTATCCAGCTACGCTGGATGAGCGATCTCTTACTAGGGATGCTTCTGGAGGTGTCCATGAATAATGGTAGCCTGAAAAGCCTTCTCTCCTTGTGGGAGAACCTAGCGAGAAACCGTCGCTATGAGCGATTTGTAGAGGAGGGTGATATTAGCTCCTTCTTGCAAAGAGCATCTCTTGAAGGGTTGACCTTCCTTACCAGAGTCTTACCTAATCTAGGTAAGGCACTTGATGCTTTTCACTCCACATCGGAGTGGATTCAACCTGAATCCTTTGAGTGCGATTCAGATGGAATTCCCATCTTTTTGGGAAAAGTTATCAGGCTGGCTTTGGATGGCAATTCAGTAGCAGTAGATTGTGTGCGTCAACTGACGCTCATTTTCTATAAACTGGAGGTTAAACATGATAGTGAGCAAATGGCCGAATCTCTCCGTCAGTTCATTAACACTGATGAAGATATTGGTCGTTTTGATTATGTTACCAGTGCTCCGATTCCTGGGCTACTTGGTAGTTCAGGGTTATTTGGAGCTATTCACACTGGCGACCTAATCAAGGAGATGAGGGCGCTGATATCCCGGATACTCAGCAATGAGGATCCGTTAGATATCAGGCCTTGTCATGGCAGCGGTGCAACCGCGTGCCATACTCCTAATCATGCAAAGTGGCATTCGCTTAGGTATTATCCTAAGTTGGACCAAGTGTATGATTACTCAACTTATTTCTTTCTTTCCGCAACTCATGTTGCGGATGATCTGGATAAGCTTGAGAACTCACTAGACTGTGAACCTATGGCTCGAGTTTGTCTCGTGCCTAAGGATTCTAGGGGACCGCGCATTATATCATGTGAACCAGCTGAATTGATGTACATTCAGCAAGGACTCATGAGAAAATTGTACGATGCCTTAGAAAACCACCCACTAACCAGAGGTCGATTAAATTTTGTCGACCAGAGCATCAATCGGAATTTGGCGCGCGAAGGCAGTGTAACTAACTTGCTTTCGACGCTTGATTTGAAAGATGCTTCAGATAGAGTCTCACTCAACCTTATTCGTGCAGTTTTTCCGCATGATTGGGTTGTGTGTCTCGAAGCATGTCGCTCCGAGAAGACGACTTTGCCTGATGGTGTTGTGGTTGAACTCAACAAGTTCGCCCCTATGGGGAGTTCTTGCTGTTTTCCAGTTGAAGCACTCGTCTTTTGGACGTGTGCGGTTGCTACACTACGTCTCGTCGCAAGAGCCTCGTGTAATGAACTTCCTGTCAAGAAACGCTTTGTTTCTACACAGAAAATCACTGACACTTGGTTTCCCGACGTGTACGTATATGGTGACGACATTATCTGTGATACGGCATTTTCCAGCTGTATCATAGAAGGACTAGAAGCTATTGGTCTTCTGATCAATCGCTCCAAATCCTATGTAGATGGTCCTTTTCGAGAGTCCTGCGGTGGTGACTATCATAGTGGTTATGACGTCACTCCCGTAAGGGTTCGGAAAGAACTATCCTCCGTCAATAGTGGCCTAGAAGCTAGCGCTGACTTAGCGAATGAATTTATCGCTAAGTTTGGCTATGAGGAGTCTCACTCGCTGATTCGAGTAATCGAAGAGGCGGTAGGCTATTTGTATCCCAGAACTCTTGTTGACATACCCATGTCAATAAGGGCTGCTGGCGCTAGCAACGATGTCTTCTTTGCAAGACGATGGAACATCAATCTTCAAAGATTTGAGCATCGTGTCCTCCAGCTTCGCTATAAGGTATTACCTATGCGCGAACCTAACTGGTTCGAGCTCCTTAGAAAGGAGCTAAGTAGAGGAAAAGCAACAGCGAGGTTCGCTTATGAGAATCAGCTTTCAGTAGCTGAGGCTCATTGCGACCCAGGCTGCTATGCCGTAGACCATTCGGCCCAAACTAAATGGTCATGGGTCTGGCTAGGTTAGCCAGACCGTTACCTTGATATAGGTAACGTCGGGGGGACAGTTTTCGCGTTAGCGGAAACTAACGCGCAGG